GTGTGTGACTCATGCCAGCATGTCGAGACAGATGTCATCGACAGCTGCAGTGGTTACATTGGCTTCGACTTCAAGGAGATGGACAGCCTCGTTGAGGAGGTCATCTCAAACATCCAGAGACATAAGGAGGCAGAGCATGCTAGCAGAGCAACGGCAGTCGGAAACGATTAGTCTAGACTTCGAGAAGTTCCTGCGATATGTAGACCGCAGGTTCGCAGAGATCTGCGGGCTTAGCATTCATGATGTCGCAGACTTCGACTTCTGGGATTACTACCCAGGTGAATCGGCAGAGAAGATTGTGTATGCGCAGGCAGTACGAGATGCTGCCAGCGCATGCCTAACCAATGCAGCCGATAGCATGGGTGTGAAGGTAGATGAAGACGCAGAAGGCTTGAGTCTACCCAAGACCCAGACATGCGATGAGTGTGGTCGAGTGTTCGACCTATACAATGAGACCGATGCAGAAGAGTGGGAGTACGGCCACGACTGCGAGGTCAAGTAACTACACTGCCAGTGATGGAATCCTTCCCCATCACTGGCAGTTTTTTTATGCCGAACTGGACTACGCACCAGACCCGCAGGACCGGGCGAATGGCGAACTAGTTGGCTAGCTCACGCTTATTACCGGACGAATGGCGAGGCACATCCTTGGAAGCCTTAGACTCTGCAGGCCGACGTGGCGGCGGCTCCGGCAGCTTCATGTCTCTAGCCTTATCGAATCCCATCTCGACGAGCGTGTGCTTGATTGAAAAGAACGCATCCCTCCATCCCTCGTCGTACCCGTCATCGTATCCGGACTGAAGCAGACTGCTAACCTTATCGTATGCATGCTCGCACATCGGCGGCTCGCAGTTGCATTCGAATACCATCTTCTTGATCGCCATGTTACCCCCTAAAGCTAGCTGTGCTCTTGATGAACTCGAGGTCGCACACCCCGGTCGCACCGTTGCGGTGCTTAGCAATCTTGCAGCTCACCACTTCGGTGGCAGCAAGGAAATCTGGGTCTGTCTTGCGCCACAGCATGAGCACAAGGTCAGCGTCCTGTTCAATAGCACCGGAGTCACGCAAGTCGGAGAGCCTGGGCTCACCACTCTCACGGTACTCAGACATGCGGCTCAGCTGCGACAGTGCGATCACTGGCACATCGAGCTCACGTGCCAGAGCCTTGAGGCCACGGCTAATCTCAGACACCTCGTTCACCCTGTTGCTGTCCTTGCTGCTCTTGTCTGGTGACATGAGCTGTAGGTAGTCAACGATGATGAGGTCGATGCCTTGATCCGCAACTAGCTTGCGGCACTTGCTGCGCACCACCGATGGAGACGCAGTCGGTGAGTCATCCACGTAGATGCCAAGCTTGGAAACACGCTGTGCTGCCTGGTCCAGCTCGACGATCTGGATCATGTCCAACCCGCCGTGCCGGATAGCCTGGAGTGGTGTGCTGCTGGCGTACGACAGGAGTCGTGCACCAACCTGCTCAGCACTCATCTCGATGGAGAAGATAGCAACCTTCTTGCCAACGGATGCTGCGTTGTATGCCATCGTCGTAGCTAGCGCTGTCTTGCCTACGCTAGGTCGAGCAGCGAGGATGACGAGGTCAGACTTCTGCCACCCACCAGTCACCGCATCGATCTGGCTAATGCCGCTAGGCACACCGATCCTCACGCCTGACGTAGCGATGGTGTTGATCCTACCCTGTGTGATGCGCATGAGGTCACTCGCATCGGACCACCTAGCACCACGCTTCTTGTTGCCAACCTGAAACAGCACACGCTCAGCCTCGTCGATGGCAGCGAGCACGTCGCTCTGTTCCGACTGTGCCACCTCGACGATGCGTGCCCCGGCCTTGGCAAGTCCACGCAGTACAGCCATCCGCTCGACGATCTCGAAGTAGCTGGCTGCATTGACGGACGTAGGCGTGTCTGTCGTCAGGTCAGACAAGTACGTTAGACCACCGATGTCCTCGACATGCCCGGCTGCCTGCAGCTGGTCGCTCACTGTCACCACATCGACCGCCTGATTAGACACATGCACCTGGCGAATGGCGTCAGCAACCAGCGAGTTGCGCCGGTCCCAGAACATGGATGGGTCTAGCTCTATATCGTTGAGGATATCCTGGTCAATCAGGATAGATCCAAGCAGAGACCGCTCAGCTTGTGTGTTACTCGGCATCGTCGTTGTCTTCATCGTCCCTCTCTTTCTCTCTTGCCCACATGAAACATGGCTTCATTCTACCACGGTCGATACGAACCTTGTACTTCCCGCACACAGGGCACTCGCCGTGGATGTCGCCGTCATCCCTATCTAAAGATTGCTGCGAGGATGTCAACGTCATCTTCTGTTACCTCCAGTGTTGGTGCTTCACCGCATTTGTACTCGAAGATTGTACCATGGTATGCGGACTTGTTGCCATCGATCTCAGCGCATCCCCATACCTTGCACGTACTGCAGCCAAACGAAGTTGCGAACCTATCGTCACGGATCATAAAGAACTCATGACCCAGGTCATCGCATACAGCTTGCGCCTCTAGCTCTATCCTGCCTATCTTGGTACGTGCCCTGAAGTAATCGCTCCTGTCCTTAGCCACTTCCCCTCCTCTCCTATCGACCTGATTACCACGTGGATCCTGCCACGCCAGAGCGGAGCTAGCTTCTTGAACGCCGCCGGAGACAAGTCTATCACACCGAATCCATTCTTGCAAGCCAGGCAGAAGTCACGTACCCGTACGGTCACGCACTTGCCCGTGTTGTCACGCTTGCATACACGAATGTCGTATGGCTTGTCGCCCCACCGCCAGCTACCAACCGCTGCGTAAAGGACCTGCTCCCCCGAAAGGTAAGGGGAACAGGTCCTTAGATAACCATCGTGGCACCGGCCACCGTCACCGTACCACGTGGCGTCGCCTCCACCTAGGTACAAACCTAGGGCTAGTGCTAGCTCAATCATCCTCATCCTCCGTACTGCGGCCATTGAGTATGGCATTGGTCTTGCAGACCTCGCACGTACGGTAGTCTACATGGGTATGCTTTGTCAAGGGATCGACCCTGTCTCTGCCGCCAAGGGACTCGTACTCTATCCCGAACTGCCGGCAGTACTCTCGCAGCCCAAGGCCTAGACGCTTGGCGTCTTCCTTGAACCACTCGAGTGCGCTATCTTTGCGAGTCACGCCACTTCTTCGCTAGCTCTAGGCCGATGGTCCGTGCAGCATCCGGACCTAGCCGCTCTTCCCCTGAGGCAATGACTTCCGACGTGGCAGGCTTCGTGTTTGTCACGAGCTGCGCCTTCCACCCCGACTGCCCATAGATCATCACGATGCTTGCAACCTTCTTGCCTCGTGCGAATATAGGCAGCGTCTCAACCTCAGGCATCATGCCTTGCCCCTCGATACGTCAGACCACTTGCCCTGCCCAAGGGCGATGAGGATTGCGGCGTAGTTGATGGTGTCAATCAACGCATCGTGCACCTCAGGTGTGTACCACCCAGGCTCGAGCTCGACCTTGCCTTCAACAATCTTCCCGTTCATCGCACGTGCGATACGGTTCACCTTATCCATTGCCATCCTGGAGAAGACACCCTGCGGACCAAGGTGCTCCACGTTTCCCGGGCCGTACGATGCCTGGCGTTCTACCATGATGACGTGTGCCTGACTGTATAGCTTCTGGAAGTAATCGATGAATGTCTGTGGAACTACGTCCTTACTTTTTTCCGAGATAGAGGTAGAGGAGTGCTCCAACAGGTATTGCTGCGCCGGGTCGATCAAGTCCAACCGCGAGCGCGACGGCTGCTGAAGCAACCACTCGTGAGACGTTATTTCCCTTCGCAACTTCCTTTGCTGCTTGCGATACTCTTTGGAATCTCGTTCGCTCTTGTCGTAGTTCATCAGGCGTTGTCGCCATTGGCGCCCTCCTTGGCAAGTGCATCCGCTGCACGTGCCGCAATGTTTGCTGCGTCCGGAACCTCTAGTTCCTTGAGACGTGTGTGAATGAGCTCGAACACCTTGGCCCACGCAACAGCGAGCTCAAAGGTCGTCAGCTTTTTCTTCGGCCTTTGCATCCGAACCTCCAATCAACTCGAGGAAGTCATGCTCCTCGATTACTACGAACACCCGGCGCTTGCTGCCGGAGCCAGGCGCATCGCCCACCACGAGCAGCGGCACCTGGTCTGCCTTGCGAGGAACAGCCTGGAGCCATCTCCAGTACTTCTCGCTGAACATCTGCCCGCACTTGGCCTGGATGTTGAACTGCCCTGCAGATACATCTTCAGGCCCACCGTACTGGCCTACCCTTTTCCCCCCAAACTTGTGAGCTACCTCCCGCTCGAAGGCGTTACCCCTCGAGCGGTTGAGCCGACCTCTCCGTGATGCGTCACTCATCTGTGTCCTCTAGGAATACAGGCATGCCGCGTCCGATGTAGGCACCGGCGATGTTGTACTCGAAGTACTCCAACGCCTGTTCCCATGCATCCTTGGCAAGCTCTGCCCTCTCCTCATCGCTAGTGTTCACGCGATTGTTGATCTCCTTGACGATGTCGTCCGCAATGATATCGAGCATGGCCTTCTTGCTGTAGATGTAGATGTACACCAGACCGCCTTCGGTGAACTGCTGCCCCACACCAACGATGGCATTGTCAAATCCATCAGCTTTCCAAGCTTCGATATCCTCAATGAATGACATCGACAAGTCTCGCCTAGGCACTCTTCTTACCGCGCAATGCACCGTAGCGTAGCGGCGAGATGTCCGACACGAGCATCGTGTAATACATCTTGCCGTTGTACTCACGGTCCTCGTTCAGCTTGCCTACGACGTGGACGTTAGGTCGTGGATCTTTCTCCTGCGACATAGCCCAGTCGTATACCTTGCCGACGTGGTCCATTGCTTCCTTGTCGAAGAAGCGTAGCGTGATGTACGCGTAACGATCCGGCGCTGCGTTGGCACGGTCGCCGTCAGCCCACTCTTCGTAAGCTGCCGTCTGCATCGTGCCGTACACCTCGAGGTAATCGTTACCGTTCTTGGATGTCTTGTTAGTTGGCGTCTTCTTGTCGCTCAACCAGATGTCTAGTCGTGCCATTAGAACTCCAATCCATTGAAGCTATCACCAGTCTTCTTCGGTGCCGGTGTCTTGACCGCTCCCTTTACGATCTCCTTGGCTTTCTCCCAGGTCTCGTCGTCCGTCTTGGCGTCGGCCTCTGGGTCGTCGCCTGTCGGGATGAGGAACCCTGTAAGTAGAGCATACTTCAGTGCGCCTGTCGCTGCTTTGTACACAGCTTTGTCGCCGGAGTCTGCCCCAGTACCAATGGACTGCCACGTGATCGTCTCGCCAGTGTCACCGTCAGTCAGCGTCCACGTGTATCGCAACGTGATGAGAGTCTGCTTGCCGCTAGGCGTGAGCCCCTCGCTAATGACGTCGATGGTAGTCGGGGTCAGCGTGACGTTGAGCTTGGTTAGCTCAGCTCGCACCTTGTCCGCAACAGCGCTAGCCTGTACGAACTTGTACCCCTGGGCAGAGTTCGTGCCGCCCTTCTCCACGTAGCCAACGGCCTGCATGACCTTGGCAATCTTGCTAGCGAGTGATGTCTTGGCTTCTGCCATGATTACCCCCTGCACTTTGTGAGCCATTGGCAACCTGCACATGGCCACTTCTTCTTAGGATCTTCACCCTCAGCGAGGGGAAGACGCCAGGGCATACGACCCTGACTCAGGAACTTGTTGCCGACCTCGAGCACACGCAGCGCCCTGTCGTACCATTCCCTGTCAACAGTATACTCCGCAATGCGGAAGTCGTCCTTGCTGACATACACAACCCTAGCAGATACGGAAGCACCTGTCAAGTGCTCTCGTGTCAGCGCATAGGATGCAGCCTGGATTGCGTGCTCCGGCTTTGGACCCTTGAGATACGTAAAGCCACGCGAGTTCATAGACTTGAGCTCGAGTACCTCTTCGTTCTCCTCGCCCTTCCACCGCACGAGGATGTCGATGTTGCCAGAGAAGTTCATCTCAGGCCATACAACAGGCACCTCGAACTGGATGGAATCGAAAAGCCCCGACGCTTCCAGCTTCTTGTAGAGCACGTCAGCGATGACGTGACCCTGCTCGAAGATGCGATAGAGTCGAGGCTCAAACGGGTTGCTTGGCTCTTCACCTGTGGCAGCGTAATGCTGCGCCCGTAGGCAACCGCCCAGCGTGCTGCCCCGGAACGGCGTACTAGCCGGTCGCTCCGTGCGTGTATTCTGTAGCCCTAGATCGAACGCTTGCGATACCGTGTTCATACGCCCTCCAAATAAAAAGACCCACAGCGGGTCCGTCCACTGTGGATCTTAGAGCATCCGCCCTAGGTCGTCAAGCCTTGCGCACAATCAGGCACCGCTTGAACGGTGCGTCCCCCTTAGACGCTGCGATAGCACGGAACTCGGACTCAGAGATAACGACACCGAACTTCTCCTTGCCCCTGCCTGTCATGGTCGGGTCGGCAAGTTGCCAGCCAATCTCAGGGTGGTAGGTCACGCAGACCATGTGACCCCAGGTCATGCCGGAGTTCTTCAGCTTCTTGGCAAATGCGTTTGCCTGTAGCGCGTGTGTCGGGTACCCGATGGGTGCCTGTACGTTGACGATAATGGCCTTGCCGTTCTTGCCAGCCAGTAGAACGTTGGACCAGTCGGCGGGATACCCAGCCTCACAGTCTAGTTTCTTAAGTGCCTTGGCCAGGTCCGGGAAGTTGGTGCCATCGGCACGCCCGTCCTTGTCGTCACGCCCGGCAGCAGCGGCGGCTTTGATACCATCCAAGGCAGAGAAGTCCTTCTTGTACTCGTGCACCCATGAAGCAGCGGCAGCTGCGCTCGAGGGACCGCAGTCGTCAAGGATCTTGCCCTTCTCGATGTGTGGTAGTTGACTCTTGATCTGTAGTTTCATTTGCCCTTCTCCAAAATAATCCTTGCAATGTCTAGCCAGTTGTTGTCGAAGCGTACGCCACGGTCATCGACGTACGCCATAGCCCCGGGCTTCCCTTCGCCTACGTAGATGTCATCGTAAGGGATAGCCCACTTGGCAAGCATCTCTTCCATTTCTTCCAGGCGTTGCTGCCTGTCAGGCCACTGCTCCCAAGCCCGGGCTGAGTGGATGAGGATCTTGTAGCCTGCCTCTTGTAGCATGGTAAGTGCGTCAACGACACCGTTGGCAGGAACAACGGTGCCGAAGACGCGGACGGCGATGGTGTCGTCGAAGTCGACAGCCACCGTTTTAGTAAACTCTAGATCGAAATCCTGCTCTGTCATCAACGGTGAAGAATACGCACCATAGGCTTGAGCTTGGCGTATACATCACGCAACACGAGGACGTCCGCCTCGCAATGCTCGATGATCTTCTCGTACGCTTCCTTGTCCCCATGGTCGGCCTGGTCCCAGATGCGTGGATCGAGAGGAGTCTTCTTGTTCTCCACACCGAAGTACTTGGACACATTGTCCAATGACTTGCGACCGATGGCAATGCTCGAGCCAGTTGCCTTGTACATCAAGTCCAAATGCATCTTAGGATCGTACGGCTTGAACCCGTGGTACAGCATGCGCGAGTTGAGAACAGGCACGTCGAACAGCTTGGAGTTCCACCCCACGATGACGTCGTACTTGTCCAGCTCTTCGCAGTATGCCTTGACTAGGACGCTGTCGTCACGCCAGTCCTTGCCAGGGTGAGTGTCGTGCGTCAGGGTAATCACGTTACCCAGACCATCAGCGATGGAGCCGCACAGCATGCGCCGCCAGTTACTGAACGTAGTCTCGATGTCGAAGAACGCGATGTCGATACCGACGAACTTCGGGGTCTTGCTTACCGGCTTGTTGCTTGGCAAGGTATCCTCCAGGATCTCCTCCACATACCGCTTGTGGAACTTCTGGACCTGGTCTTTGCTCATGTTGAGCATCTCGCCAATGCGAGAGAAGGAAAGGCCCTGCTCCTTCAGTGCGCCCACTCGTTCTACGAGGTTTGCTTTCGCCATTACTTACCTCCGTTGCTTGAGAGCATCTCGATTACTCTCGATAGGAAGGTGATGATAGACCCGACAATCGAGCCTATAATCCCCAGCCGCCACTTTAGCTCAAGGTCTCCCGACTGTCTAGCCTTCCGCACAGCCTTGCTACCGGCCTGGTCTAGCTCTACCTCCCGCAGGCGCTCGTCGATAACGTCCAGCCTAGCAAGCAGGATCTCGAACTGTCCCTTGGTCATCGCCCAACCGGCTTGATCTTCTTCCACCAGTTCTTTGGAAGACCAGTGCTCGATGTTGGCTTCTTCCAGCCAGTTGAGATAACATATGAGGCGTGGAAGTACGCACCACCGCGACCTTGCTGGATGTTGAACCTATCGTTAGCACCGCCAATGTTCTGCCACCCGCCAGGACCCCACCAAGACTGGTTGTATACCTTGCCAGCGTCGTTCCCAGGACCCATATCAAATGTTGCGAACCCATCCCCCTTGGGTTCCTTGTCTGGCTTTGGCGCCTTGTCTTTATTAGCCCTGAATGATGGGTTACTCTTTGACGTAGGTGCTGGCTTCTGCTCCCACACGATCCCTGGGCCCTCGAACTTGTCAGGCTTAACCAGGTCTAGGAACAGCTCTTCATGTCCGTCGACTCTAGCCATCCACTCCATACCGCCAACGTTGTACAGCTCCTCGATCATGTCACCGCCGATGACAGATCCCTTCCTGTTGATTACAACCTTGACAGTCTCTCCGAGCTTTGGTGTTCCTGGAAGTCCAATTGGACCAAAGACCTCAGACCTTAGTTGAACCCGGATGTCTGTAACATCAGAGTTTGTTCCGTTATCATTGATCATCCCTTGACCAAAGTTAGAAGCAGAGTCAGGAGAGATGAACCCACCCTGAGATACCACAGCAGGAAGGGCTGGGTCTGAGGCTAGGTACGGTGCGTTCTTGACCACCCCTTGCGAGCGCACCCCGTTGACCGCACCATCTGTCTGCGCACCAAGCAGGAACTCCGTAGTCGGAACAACCCTGATAGAGTTGGTCTTCATGCTTCTCCTTGCCACAACAGAGAATCCCCTGATCTGGCCAGGGTAAACTAGTGTAGTCTGTGGAGTTCCCGAGACACCATGGTTTACAATAAGCTGGTTGCCAGTGGGCGTAGCACCAGGAACCCCATAGAAGTTAAATACAGTCTTACTGCTATCTGTTCTTGTTCCGATCTCAATGTCTGTTACTTCACGGAAGAAGTCAATGGGAGACTGGCCAGCCGTAGCGTACGGATGAATAGTTGAGCTAGAAGATGTGTTGATTTGGTTAAGAGATGTAAACTTTACAATAGGCACAAGAACTGGGTTTGTCTTATTTAGATACCCTCCTGTGCTGCTCTTGTTTGATGAGGATACTCCTGTTGATGTTAGTGTGATAGTCTTTCTGTCAGATGATATACTGGCGACAACATGGCTTGTTGCCGTGTTGATTGTGGATTGGGTTGTACCTGATAGTGTTACAGTATCGCCAACGTATATCGTAGAGTCTGCTGCTTTCGGTAGAACGACTGTAGTTGTACCATTGCTGCCGCTTGTAACAACGAAGTTAGCACTCGTAACGGAAAGCTTTAGGTCTACATAATCTTTGCTTCTATCCATAACAGATGTGAACACGTCGGTCATGATGTTTGGAAGAGTGTTAGACTTAAGTCCGGATGTAAGACCTGTCTCTGAGTACCTGCTGATGTCTCCCCATACGTAGTTCTCGTAGTATGATGGAACAATAGTTGAGTCGATATCCAAGATCTTGAGGCCGCCAATATAGAATGGCCTCACAGAGAATGAGTATGATACTCCCTCTGTAAGGATGGACATAACCCTTCCGCTTAGACCGTACACTTGCTCTGTTGCTGGGTCGTACTTGCTAATTGGTCGAAGCTTGATACTAAATGGAACAGGCAGAGCTGTAGTTCCAATGTCATCGCTGTCCGACCCGTAAACCACAGCCTCCGACACTACGCATAGGGGCCCTCCGGGATTTGCATAGATGATCATGCCAAGCATAAGAACCGTAGGGTCCTGACCTACGTTCATCCCTGTGCACGGGTCGTAGAAAGTGTATGGGATATCGTCAACTGTCTGCGTCCCGAAAATGCCAGTACCCCTAAACAAGAACATTGATCCGCTTAGCGTGATGGTGCCGGTGCGTACTCCTCCAACCACCTCGTAGTCAACTGTTATCTCGTTCTCTTTACCAAGTGGTGTGGTGCCTGAGGCAGGGGCGCCAGAGTAAACCCTGATGTCCCCATTGCTGGTGTCGTTGCTTTCAGCAACCGATGACTGTGAGCTGTGGTAGTGGATCTCCTTGTCCATGCTCACGGCGTTTTCGATAATAGCCTTTGGTGTAACTGTTTTTTGAACTGTGCTAGGGTTTGGGTCTACAAGAAGGTTGGCATAGGTGATGTAGTTACCCGCCTCGTCTGGCATGGTCGCACCTGACTTTGGGAAGTTTCTTGCCCTTGTACCGTACGCCCTACCGTGAACTTGGCTATTAATATCAAAGGCATTTGCGGTATACTTTGACGAACTAAATACGTCTAGCACTGTTTCGTCTGTATTTGGGATAGCCTTCTGACCAAGCTTTGGACCGGGCAATGGGGTATAGTACTTGCCTAGTGCCGTCATGTAGTCAACTCCGGAGATTACAACCTCGTTCTCACCGGCGTCGTAGTCCGTAATGATTCCGCCCTGGATGTCAACATATTGAGACCCATCCCACCGCTGGACAAAGTAGTGTTGCTTTAGAGGATCAATGAGTGGGATCGCTGGGTGGTCAACAGGCAGTGTGAAAAACATTGACCCGTTGTCGTTGGCATACAGCTGGACACCGACGTCCCTAGCATCGCTAATAACTGTGACGATATCCCTTGGACCAAACGGGGAAGTGGCATGGTTATAAGGATGCATATCCTTGATAACGATTACGTTCTTTCTGGCCATTAAAGAATTGCCTCCCTGAATGAGATTGTAACGGTAGCTCCTGCCTCCGCAGTAACAGAAACAGTTGATGTTCCAGGCGGAATCGAGAAGAACTCGTATCCTGTAAGGGTAGTCGGACTTGTCGATGTAGACGTCTTGAACACGTCGGTTACAGTGGCAGCCACTGCAGAGTGAGACACTGTATCGGATCCAAGCGTTGCGCTGGTAGTTGCCGAAGCTGTGTTTGCCCAGGTTACCGTTGGCCAGGCCGACGTATTCCCGGTGTTGACAACAGAGATGTTCCCGCTGCCAACCCTAGAGAATGTTGCAGCTGTTGCGTAGTACTTGTATGGGTCCTCAGCCAGGAGAGTTACTCTAACCATTGCAGCATAACCACGCTCAGAGATTCCGGCAGAGGTTGCCTTCTCTGTCGGGAACCTTGGGAGAGACATTGGTCGCACCATCATGTATAGGCTGTAGTCTGGGCCGACGTCGCTAGGCTGGCTAAACGACAGCTTCCTCTGCCCGTCGGCAGGTAACGCAGGGTATGTGCTGGTATCAGCAGCCTTGGCCTGTGGATGAATTGCTTCGTTCAAGATATTCATCTTGTCCCAGAAGTCACCGTACGTGCTGCCGTAAACCCCAACGATTAGGTCGATCTGCCGTCCGCCAAGGTAGGCGTCGTAGCTGTCAACCCCGTCAACAAGGGGTGTGTCCTCGATGAACGCGCTAACGGCAACGTTGGTAAAGTCGACACTCTCAATACTATATCCAGACAGAGGTGGCGCACCTACAGCCTGTGGGTCACGTATACCGTTGAGGTCTAGAGGTGGCTTGCCTGGTCTCTGGATGGTTACTGCTGCTGATAGGTCCATCTTATGGGGTCTTCCTTACGCGGCGGATCGCCTTGGACATTTGTTCCCATCGGCGGTTAGCCGCACTATAAAGCTGTGCAAGCTGAATGCTGTTCGTGTCTGATGCTCCGGATGCAACGGCCCACTGCTGGTACCGAACGCGGTCGGAGATCAGCATGAACATGGCTTCCTTTTGCACCCAGGCACGCACGGCGTTAGTAGCATCGTCGTCGAGCTCGATAGAGGACGCGTCAATCGTGGGCTGGGTATAGTGCTTGTATCCAAACACCCGCAGTGTACAGTTGTTAGGCAGCACGAAATACTGTGGCATGTGCAGCTTTCCATCAATAAAGTCCCATCCACCATTAGCGTCCGTAGTCTGCGAGAAAGGGACCGTAAGAAGTAGCTTACCGGCAGAGTTATAAGCATCCACGCGGTAAACGCTGTCCAGCGTGAGTGTGTCAATAGTGAAGAAAGCTCCGACAGCCGGAGCAGTATAGGATGCGGTTTCATATGTCTCCTGTGGTCGGACCCTGGAGACTTCCTGCACACCCCACTTGATCATGTCGTTGAGCTCGTCATTCGACCACGTTGGGGTGGCGCCGGAATCCCGCAGGTCCCGTCGTACAATTGTTCTTAGTGCACTCAATGTAATAGGCATGTGGTCTCCTGTTGCTTTGGGGGAGAGGCCGAAGCCCCTCCCCCGCAGCTAGCTAACTCTTAGAGCGTCGTTGCGGTCGACTCAATGCGGAGGTAGCGCGGCTGGCCAGTCGAGGTGTTGGAACCATCGAACTCGCCGGTCGTGCCCTCACCACGGAGGATCGCACCGAAGCGCATCTTGAAGCCAAGCACGGCGATCTGAGAAATCGGATCGCTGTGGTCGCCACCAGGAGCCACGAAGTAGCTCTGGAGCGTCTGGCTGTCGCCCACGATGTAGGCGTCTGGCCCGAAGAGGAACGTAGAGTAGACCTCTTCCGTCCCGCCCGCACCTGCGTTCTCGAACACCTTGGCGTTCGGGGACACAAGGAAGCGAACACCAGCGTACGCGCCGATTTCTCCGTTGAGGAGGTCGAGCGACTTGGTGTACTTCGTTGCCTCGAGGAAGCCGTTAGCGCTGGTATCCGTCAAAAGATCGAACTCGATCGATGGGTGGATAATGGCGCGGTAGAAGCCGTCTGCGAACGTTGGGACGTTTGCAGCCTTGAGCTTCGCAACAGCCTTCTTGATCGTGAGACCGGTGATGTTGTCGTTACCACCGGTGCCGAGTGCGCCACGCGAAGCGGCGTCTCCTGCGTACATAACGTTCGTGCCCTGGTTGATAACATCACGGATGATGTTGTCCATGGACTCAGTTGCTGCGCGAGCAAGTCGCTCGGAAGCAATTGAGATCAGATCGTGCGGGCTATCGAGCTGCGCAAGGTCTGAAATCTTGAGAACCTTACCGTACTGCTTTGGCACGAACGACTCGGTCGTAACCGTGAGGTCGTACTCAGCAGGGGCGCCTGCCTCGGTAAGGGTGTCCGCCACGCCAAGCGGCGTGAGGTCTGGGTAGCGCGCATAGCGAATCTCGTTGCTGCCCTTCTGGAAGCGCCCTGCCGTGTAGTTACCCGGCATTGCGTGAACCAGTCGGTTGCGCAGGTTCTCTTGAGCCTGCGAAGCCACGAGCTCCGTGATGAGCGCAGAATAGGCGTTAGAGCTGTTCGTGTCGAGCAGCGCACGCGTCTGCGTAGCCATCTATGAACTCCTTCTTTATTCCCCGAAAGGATTACCAAGGGCAGCGATGTCCCTGACAATCTCTTCAGAGCTTCTCTTCCCTGCCTTAGCCGGTGTGGCCTTAGCAGGCTTATTAGGATCTACGGACTCATCGAGCGGCTTACCACCAGTCTTGATCAGCGCCTCAAACTCGCGGGCTCGGTCCTCATCGGTGAGCTCTGCGACTTTCTCTTGCCACTGAACATACGCCGGGTACTCCTTTGCAAGCCGAGCTTTTGACTCGGCCTCTCGAGTAGCACGCAGTTCCTTTTCCAACGTCTCAATCTTTCGTTGAGCTCGTTCGAACTCAGTTAGGCTGGCCTCCTCCATTTGGAGCTTCCAGGTTTGCACCTTTTCATACTCCGCCTTAAGCTCGTCCAACTGCTTCTTGGTAGATGTCAGAGCTTGGTCTTTGCCAGCTAGACGCTTCTTCCAAGTGGTGATATCGTTATCGTCAGGAGTGGCAGTTTCCTGCGACTCGGTGACGGGCTGATTCACGACTTCTTCCACGTTACCTCCTATTTATCCCTAAGGAATCTCAGGGATCTTTACTTTGACCTGCTCAAGTGGAGGTCTTTCACTGGAGCTCAACAGCTCCGAACCTACTACGCCAAGCCTCTGGATAGCTGGGATCGGGCCGAAGCTCGATGCCCTACCAATGAGGTCTTCATTGAGGATATTTGTAAAGAGATCGATGTCCTTGTCTGTGCCCTGGAACCTGCGGACAGTTGCTCGCAGCCAGGACGGTGGTACTACCGACACATCCCATGGAACGCCAGGGAACATCATGCCAAGCATGTAAAGGCTTTCCTGCTTTCCGGCAATAGCATCGCGCAAGTCAATGTCCTGTTCGATCTCGTACTCAAGGTACTCACGCAGCTTGTGGTACGCGGCGTACCCTGCGCCAGGGGCAACGAGGCCGAACGGTCGCTTGAACAGTAAGCCAGCCAACTCCGGGAGGATCTTCTTGAACATATATGTGTATGGGTACAATCCAAGCATCGGGTGGTTAATCGTGCGCTCAAAGAAACTCCTGTTAGGGTCCACGTAGTGGACACGGTTGGCCTCTTCAAGCGTCTTGTTGTATACATATTGGAATGCGCGGTATGCCATCTCTTCTGATCCATGACGTGCGACCAGTTGGTACGAAGCGTTGGCCACTGTCTTGAGTGTCTTTGGGTCTCCTGAGAATCGTTCACGTGCGAGCATGACTACCTTACGTGTGAAGTCGGACCCTCCGACCAGTTCACCGCTTGCTCGTACTTCCCGGACCAGGTTGTCCAGGACCTTGCTAACGCCTGTGATGTCTCCGCCGTACCCGGCCCCCATGGCAAGTGCTTGCGCAATGTTGATGGCGTCTTCCCCAAGCTCGCCGGAGTCTCCACCGTAGTTGGCAAGGCGCATAAGCTCCTGTGCTGCCTCGAACCGGTGCTCTGCAATTCGTGCCTCGATTTTGGAGTTCTGGAATGATGTCTTTAGGTTTGCAACACGCTGATTGTATTCGGACACAAGTCCATCAGGGTACTCGTCTCCCGGGTTTGTAATCCTGTGCTGCTTCATCTTGTTGGCCGTAAGCCTAAGGTCGTCAATTGCAGGAGTGATTGTACCCATGTCGTAACCAGACTCACGCAACGTATACCGAGCAGACTCCAGGTTATCGGAGAGGATGTCTGGGCGCAGTTTGTGGAGGCCGGTAGTGCTTGTCTCTGCTGCGTCCACGATCTGCGCAATGTTCTCGTCATCTACTGGTAGCTTTCCTCCCTTAGGGATACCACGGAACAGTAGGTTCTCAACCTCGCTCAGGGAGGTTAGCTTTGGATCTGGAAGCTTGGAGTACCCAAACGCAGCTGGACGTGCAAGCTCGATCTGAGTGGCCACCCTTGCCGGATCCGATAGGCTTCGTCGGAACTCGATGAAGTTAACGAACACGTCTCGCGGGTCCTTAAGTCCGTAGTGAGTGACCAGCGACGCCCACAGTTCAGGGCTGTTCTTCATAAGGTGGTCAGAGAACTGCTTGGCCGTAAGGTCCAATGCAAGTGCGTCTCGCTGTGCTTCCTTGCGAAGCGCAAGGTCGTCCCATCCTCGTCGGCTAGCCAGGTTCTTCCATAGGCTGCTAGATCCTACGATGTCCTGGTAGTTACCAGTAAGAGACTGCTTCAGCACGTCCTCACGGAATACGGACAAGAAGCTGTTGTTGTCGATAAGTGTCTTGACCTCAGGGGAGATTACCGACAGGTCCTTGGCCTCCCCGGATGAGATATAATATGCCTTTCCATCCGACGTAATGCCTGACAGTACGGTGCTGTCAACGCCTCGTGCACGATTTAGAGTGGGGCTTTCAAAGAATTCCTGCACGTAGTAGATAGGATTGAGCTTAAACTTGAGCATCGGGTACCAAACGTCAGTGTACTTAGCGATAGATGGGGCCCACTCTTTTACAGACCCAGTAAACGCCTGAGTTGCGCCAACAACACCTGTGTCTCCACGGAACGCGTGCATAAGGGCGTTCTGTGGATTAAAGTCTGAACCGCTTACGCTGTTTCGCTTGAAGTCTTCCAAGAACTTGCTATATGCCTGCGGGCCTGATGTCTTCTCGATGCCGCGCTTGAAAGCGTCGTTGACAAACTCTGTGTCAAGACCACGAGGAGAGATCTTAAGCTTGATTGCCTCGGTAAGAAGCTCGTCAAGGATAGCCTCTATCTGGTTTGCACCGATACCACCGCGTGCCATGTACGAAGTCATGCGTCGCCGGATGCTAGCAGCGACTGCGTCCTGACCAATCGGGTTGAAGATGTTGCCCATGATGTGCTGGAACTTGTTGACAGTGTACCGACCATTCATAGTCACATCGTCGAAGTGCTCGCTGGTCATGTCAACGTAAGGTGCAATCTTGCGCCGGATGATCATGTTGCGCAACTGGCTTGGGTCTGCGCTCTGCATGATCTCAGTCCTGGACATGAGGTTGCCCTTTGGCTGGCGTGTAAGTCGGTAAGCATTGTTTCGAATAAACGCCTTGAACGTCTCTGGGTTAATGCCCATCAGTTCTGCGGCACGCATTACCACGTCAATCTCTTGCTTGCTCAACGGGTCGATAGTAAGGCCCTCGTCTACAGACTGGCGCAGGAACGACGCAATATCGTCCGGCTTGTTTAGTGCGCCCATCGATGTGCGAACGTCGTCAAGAGATCCATACACGGCGTCCTTCCAGATTCGTCGTGCTGCCTCCAGGTTCTCAGCTGAAGCAAGTTTCTTGTTGAGTTGCTTGAGCATCTCAATGTACTCTGCGCTAACCTTGATTTCGCCTGGACGCTTGGCCCTAACGATAACGTCTACAATGGCGGCACGTAGCTTCATTACGTCGCCCTTGGTGCCGACTACGCTTACGGCCTCTGGTACAAGTCCACCGACCTTTGCGGCACCAG